CACACACGCAAGGCGAATAGCCCGACCGAGTTCAAGATATGGCAGGGGCAGGAAATGATTAACAAATACGCGACTGCAACAAAACCGACCACTAGGTTTAAACGCCAATGGTTCGCGAGAGCTGCGGCAATATAGCACAGGAGACTATGCGATAAGGGGTAATGCCCCTTATCAGATGGTCTGCGACAATACGCCGATTGACTAATCACCGATTGGTGGTACAATCAGATCAGAAATACAGATGCGTGAAAATCGTAGGGCAGACAACGCCTTTAAAAAGGTGCGACCTTATGCCACAGGGGTGCGACACTATACCATATTGACACTATATACGACCGAACAAACCACGAACAAATATACATATAATAAGACTAAGCAACTGCGACACATTGGCATAAAATAGTTGTTGACATTTCAAATGCATTTGCCATAATGAAAGCAGATAACCAATAAAAAACAACTTAGTTATTAACTAATAACCTTTTATTATTATCTAATTAAGATACTAAAAAATGCGACACTTTGGCAATTGACTTTAAAAACCAACCTGCCATACTGAAGGAACAATAAAACTAAAAGGGGTACAAAATGGCTAACAGGACTTTATATATGGACGCGAACGGCAAGATTAAAAAGGGGTTTGAGCATGGACAAAAATGGCAATTCGGATCACTTGGTAAAGAAGCTACGTATTGTGAGGGCATATACGAGTTAAGACAAAAAGCAAAAGATCATCCTGAATATGATTACTGGATGAGAATGGCAAGTACAAGGGTGTGACAAAATGCCGATTGACTTAACGAATCAATTTGCTAAGATAAAAACAGATTAACAAAAAGAGGTAATAAACTATGACTAAGAAGTATTTATATGTAGTATATGGCGGTGATTTACCACGACCATATGTTTATGGAAATGTAAAAGCATGTTGGGAGACTGTTCAAAAGTTTATGGACACACCCTATCATTTTAGAGAAGGCAAACCAATGTTAGCTTTAACGTATAGCAGATTTAACTCTATACTTAAAAAAGAGAATAATATGCTAGTATATCCATCAACACATGCTAGCAATGATAGCATAAACGTAGACACAGTAGAATTGAATGAGGTATTTTAAATGAGTAAAAGAAAAAAGATAGAACAACTGATTGCTAAGATAAACGAAATATATGTCAAGGATTATGAAGTAGAGCATAATTCATCATATACATATCCATATAGGATACGATCTAATAACGGATCGCATGATGTCACCGAAAGACTGACACCTACCGAATGTTTGACATGGTGTAAGGGTGTGCTTCATGTAGCATGGGATATCGAAAGATGATATTCAATAAACAGGTTGACTTGGAAAAAGATTATTTCCGTGCGACACAATGGCTTATTGCAATTACTTATATGATTGCTATAATAATTTTATTAACTAACATATAGTGAGGTACTAATATGACAGAAGCAATCGATACTAAAAGTTTGTTAAGACTTATGCGATCTAGGACTTATAGTACTAGCTCAAGCAGTAGTCTTTCATACTACGAAGTTTATAGACGATTCAGAATAAAATACCTGACACGACATGACTTACTTGATAGGGAAAAGTTAGAGCTGCATTTAAGGGAAACAGTTGGTCGCCCTAATGAGGATTTAGGTGCGTTATTTTCTAGGATATCAGCATTTACTAGAATAATACACGATCATTGTACTGCTAGGGGCTTCAATGTATCAAGACATTCTAATCTATTATGGAGTATGCGATCTACTACCCCGTTATCTGAAGCGTCTGACTATGACTTAAGTCAATGTGAAGATTGTGACGGATATGACAACTATGATGAAATGATATTCATTGAGGGATCAGGTGAGATAAGAGTCTGTCAAAGTTGTTGTGACGGAGATTACAGTTATTCAGAGCATGACGGAATGTATTATCATAACGACGATTACCCTGACTATGATGATGAGTTTGATGACGAACGTGATGAAACAGATATAGATGAATACGGCAAACACTATTATAAAACATGTGTAGTTAACTTCATGCAAGGTCGTGGCTTAACAACAGGGTGGATCAATGAGGGCATGAGGTTGCCAAGTGATGACAAAGATGAGATGCTTATGGGACTTGAATCTGAATTTAGATTGAGGGACGACCATGATCTAGAAGATGTAGTATCAGATATACATTCACAAATGAAAGGGTTTGCGATTGTAAAAAATGACGGCTCATTAGGGGATGACGATACAGATAGTGGGGAGATTGTGACTATACCTGCCACCCTAAAAGCACAAAAATATATGTGGTCTAAATTCTGTGAAAGTAAACATAACTTTGCAGATAGAATAAAAGCATGGCACTCTAGAGATTGTGGCATACATATTCATATAGATAGGAGATCAGTCACACCATTAGAAATCGGTAAGCTATTAATATTTATAAATGGTGGGCATAATGCTGACTTTATAAATCAGTTTGCTGGTAGAGGATCGGCTTCATACTGTGAAAGATCACCCAAGTCAGTCAAGGAAGGGCTTGAGAGTTCTAGAAATAGATATGAAGCTCTTAATAATGGCAATTCTAAAACTATAGAGTTCAGAATATTTAGAGGAAACATTGCCAAGCAAGGGGTACTAAGGAACTTAGAATTTGTCCATGCCTTAGTTCAATTTGTAAAGCAATCTGCCTATGATAATCATTCAGATAGGATAATTGAACTGACCTATGAAAAATTTGCAGACTATGTGAGTATGCAAAACAATAGAGGTGTGTATCCATACCTTTATAAGTGGCTTGTGAAGAATGGCTTTTCACAACCTAAGATAAACAACACTATAAGAGAAAATGAGGTAAACGAATGTGCTTAATAGTAAAAACAAATGACTCTTCAGAAGTCAAAGAAAACTTAATCAAGTCTGCATATGAAAATAATTCAGACGGATTTGGTGTCATGTATCTAATGAAAGATAGAATACATACACAAAAGATTGTGCCTAAATCTTCAGATGACATTGTGCAACTGTTCGATAAGTACAAAGATTTAAAAATTCCAATGGGATTACATTGGAGATACACAACAGTAGGTGAAACTAACAAAAGTAATTGCCACCCCTTTAGTGTATTGACTATGGAAAAACATGGTCGTGATTTATTCTTGATGCACAATGGTGCAAAGCTACCTACCCCAATGCTTGACAAAGATAAATCAGACACACACCAGTATATAAAGTATGTATTGCGACCTATGTTAGCCAACAATCCTGATCTACTATACAATAGAGATTGGCAGGACATGATAGAGGATAGTATCGGAAGCGATAAGTTATTATTCCTAGATAGTAAGACAAAGAAGTTTACTACTATCAATGAAGATCAAGGTGAAACTTTAGATAATGATATGTGGCTATCCAATACATACTCACTATCAAGGGGGGTTGGTATGGATTATGATCCTGTGACTGACACCTTGTCAGATAACAAACCACTATCAGTATATGGTAATACATATGCTAATGGTACATGGTTTAATAAGAAAGTTAAAGGTATGTATGATGATAATATGTACGGCTATGATGGTTGGGATGGTGGAATGTATGACTACGACACCGAAACTTTCAAACCATTAAGTAAGACATTCGATATAGCTAGAGATGGAGAGTTGTATAACCTATCTGATTTGTATGGGGCAACCCATGATGAAATAGATGAGGTCATTAAGAGAAATCCTAGTGGGACTGCTGAACTATTGCAAGACCTAGTATATGCTACTGATGATGAAATCTATGACAGTATATCTGAACTGCAACAACTTAAGAATAATAAAAAGAAGGGAAACAAATAATGACATGGACTTATAAAGTAAAACCTATAGCTATGCAAAAGCAAATGATTATGGGATTATGTTTATCAACAAGAAGAAACTTTGTTATGTTTAAGAAAGACAGAAGTTATGTATTTGTTGATAAAGATTTACGAAATGCTAGAGCATTTAAAGATGAGAGTTTGCAGAGATATGCAAAAGGTGTAGCTGAAAGCCTTGAATCACAGGTAAATATGAAAGATATATCTTGGGGCATCGCCAAAATTATGCCACCTCATATACCTTACACCCATAGATTTAAGATTGTCGATACTGATGAATCAACTATCACCAAAATTAAACAGCAGATCAAGGAGTTAAAGTTTGTGGATAACCATGAATCAAAGTATATCTTGATTGCGACAGGCACTAAGATAAACCATGCCGAATTTAATTCCTTAGTGGTAGACAAACCTGAGTATAAAATACACAGGAGAATATTAACTAAGCCGAATGTATGGCGATCATATAAGTATCTATATCCTGCCGTGAAAAAGAATATGCCTTTCTTCAACAGGGCATATATAAATTCAAGGGATGTGACAACTTCTGAGTACAGTATGCCCAATGGTATACCTCATGACCTGAAGGCAATGATATTCCATACTGGTAGAAATGAGTTTGAATTGCTACCGACAGATAACATTGAACAACTGTCCAAAGATTCAGACAAAACTTTATCATGGGATGAACACGGATATAAGACACCTTTAATTTCAACAAATTAGCATAGCTAATACCTCACGAAAAGAGGGGGCACGGCAAAACTGAATTGCAATGTCCCCTTTTTTCCCAATATAACACCGTGAAATCACCGACAAACCCCGAACCACACCTGTTTAGGGGATGTCACACCCTCACCCTTACATATATATATATATATATATAATTAATTATATATAAAAAAATAATATAATTAAAATCGTATATTAGAGGGGTATGGGGGTGGGTAGTACGATAAGGGTGTAATACGAGGTCATTCGGTGATCGTGCGGTATTACATTACTGCGACACAATAGTTGTTGCATTTAATAATAGAAGGAGTATAATGATGACTATGATTAACAGACTAAAGACGGAACTAAGTACACTACAAACGGATCTATCTCAACAGATAGAAGGGTACGAGAGATTGCCAGTCGGAACAAGTGATGAACGAATCACGCAAGGGTGGCTTGAGGCGGTCGAGTATATAGATAAACATATACAAAGGCTAGAAGAAGATGAACAACAGGAGGACTTTGACAATGGGTAAGGTAAAAGAATGGATGCAAGATCAGGTAGAGAACATGACTGATGTAGAACTACAAGAGTATGAAGATACTAATGCACACCAAGATGATTTGTTTAGTGTGTTAGTTAATGCACACAAAGAATCAATGACATGGTACGAACATGAAGGACAGTTCGTAAGGAAGGATAAGAATGAAAAAGATAGTTAACCCAATGGAGGAGGATAGAAAATGAACTACGAAAGTATAACTGTAATGCTACTGACTATGACAATAATTATTTGTCTAGCATTTACTTTAGGGTACTTCATATGACTGGCTTAGTATTATTTTTTATGCTGGTGTTTATGGGTAGTCTAGGATATGGAGGTGCATATCTCCATATGAATAGGCAGATAAAGATGAGGGAAATTGAAATCAATATACTGCATATGTATATAAGTAAGGAGTTAGGCAATGAAGAAAGAAGAGCAGTTGGAATATGAAAGACTTAAAGGTAATGCTATCAATGGTACTATGAATTTTGATAAGGCTATGCGTTACTTCACACTAGCAAGGAAGTATAAGGAAGGTAAGGCTAATGACAAAACAAGAAACACAAAATAGAGAGTTCTCTAAAGGGCTTATACAATTCATGCGTAAGTATATACCACTAGGTCAGGTCGAAAGATTACTAGCCGAGAGGTTGGCTCAATGTTATGATGCGTTTCCTCAAACAGAGATGCAAGACAGGGAACAGTTTCAGAAATGGTTGAGTATACACAATGAAGGATGAGGATATGGTATGGGATATAGCCTATTGGAATCCCTCCGACAAAGTGACGGACGCACAGCTAGATAGATTCCTATTAGACGGAACAGGATCGTCAGTAGAGATGCCAAAGTATTATACTGTCCGACAGTTTGTCGAAGCATATAACAATCAAGAGATAACAGACATGGGTTGGTTGTATCACACTGACCGACACAATGACAGGAGAATAAAATGATAATGAAGTTAGTATATAAGATATTAAATATTAAACCAACACCACGCTCTACTAAAATGAAATGGGTCTGGCTTGGTATACATTGTAATGATGATAAACTAAATAAATTTGTTGACATCAGTAAGAAAATGTGATAACAATAGAGTATGAAACTACCTAAACATATAAGAATCGGAGCATTTAAAATTGAGTTAGTATGTCTACCTCATAACTTAATGTACGAAATCGGAGAAGCACAAGGTACATTTATAGTCAAGCCACCCTATCAAATCTTTCTAGATAAGGAAATGATAGACACGGGTGGGGCTGATGCAATCAATGTGGTACTGCATGAACTATTACATGTAGGTTATTATCAATACCATTTGAAAGATAAGGAAGAAGAGACTATAGTTAATTCATTCGGTAACTTTATGACTGAACTCTTATGTCACACAGGGCTAGGAGATTGGATTGCGTTTGAAAAAAACAGAGAAAGGAAAACAAGTGGAGGAATACCTGTTCGTATACGGAACACTAAAAAGAAACGAAAGACTACACGACCTACTTAGATCACAAGAGTTTATAGATACTGCTACAACAGTGGACGCGAACTTTAACATGGGAGATCTAGGCAATGCCTACCCTATAGTATTTAGAAGTAACGAAGATGAAGATACATTTAAGTACAAGATAAGGGGCGAGGTTTTTAAACTGACTAACCCTGCCGTGTACCACTACATAGATAGAATGGAAAAGGGTGCGGCATATAAGATGGTTGACACCATAGTTAGATTAAGCGATAATAAAAAGATGATAGTAAAGATGTATGTAATGGACGACCTGCCATACAAGCCTAGCTATTTAACTCAAGACAATATTAAATCTAAAAGAAACATACTCGAATGGAGCAATCAATAATGGGCTTCGAAGAAATATGTAATAGGATCACAGGAGCATTGATGTGGGTAGCTACTTACGGAGTAGCTATTCTTTTCATAGGTTTATTTATACAAAACGTAATACTTTAAAAGGAGGACGGCATGACTAAAAAGAAAAAGACATATACGACAGGTGATGATTTCTTAACTGATGAAACACTAGAATTATTTGACGAGAACATGGACATCAGTGAGTATGTAGATGACCCAAGATTTGACGCAAACGATTACGAATATTTACAGGAGGTACACAGAGATGGGATTCAATCCAAAGACGTACAATTTATTTCAACAGATAGATATTTCAAACGCCTTAGAAAAGGCGAGTGATTACATTGACTCAGTTGACAAGGAAGAAGTAAAACTATTTATACCAAGCGACAATCCTTTCGCACTTAAGATGAGGATACACCGATATGTAAAAGCATATCGTGAACAGATGTCTAACAAAGATAATGTTGACCACCAAAAGTATGACATGTTATCTATCAACACATCAGACAAGGGAGTTGAAATCTCTAGCGTCCTCGATAAAATGCAGGACTTAATTATTAAAGATGCAGATACAGGAGTGGAAATATAATGGAAGAAGAAGAATATAGATTAGAGTTTGAGAAGGCTATCGAGACATTGAAACCTGCCATACTAGAGGCGGCTGAAGAATACCCTACTGATGTAGTGGTGTCAGCTTTGATCGAGGTAGGCATGAGGCTATCACTACTTAAGTATGGTGCTATGGGGTTAGTTGGTTTACTTGCTGACATCCTACATACAACAGCTACATCAGGTAAGATGATAGATGAGATGCAAAAGAAAGCAAGTAAGTCAGATCAAGATGTGATGACTGAATTTAAAAATGCAGGAAAGGATACTCAACACTAATGGTAAAAGAAAAAGAAAAAGAAATTACTCTTGAGATTCCTAGTGAGTTACTAGAGACAGACCCTCTTGTACTAGCCGAAGATGAGAAGGGTATACAAACTATCGTTGCTTATCTACAGGCTACGAGAGAGAACGTGAGACATGCCGAGGCAAGTGGTAAGAGAATTAGTAAAGGGTCTGCGACAAAGATAGCACCTAAAAAGTTTGACAAGAACCCACTTGACATGTTACTATCAGAAACATAGGAGAAAATAAATGAGTGAGTTGCCCGAAAGATTAAGGAAGTTTATATGGAACGACAGAGGTGCCCCCGTCCAGAAGGTATGGGATACATCTAGTCTAAGTTCTTTTCTTGCATGTCCAAGATATTATAACTGGTCAGTACTAAATGGTTGGCGACATGCTAGCTATGGTACGGCTACAGGTTTTGGATCAGCAGTACACGAGGGCTTTGAACAACTAGAGATTGGTAAGTTCGAAGGTAAATCTAAAGAAGAGTCACTAGTCATGGCGGTTAAGTTTGTCCTCGAAAATTTTGGCAAGGAACTAAACTTGTCTGATGATAAGGCAAGGGGATTAGAATCCTGTCTACGTGCTATCGTATGGAGAGCCGAAGAATATTGGGACGACAACTTAAAGTTAGCGACCATGCCTGACGGAACGCCTGCCCTTGAGCAGAGATTCGAAGTACCTATTGGAGACAAAGGTCACAGGTTTAGTGGTAGGATAGATAAGATTGTTACCATAGATGATAGGTTATATATTGTAGACTTTAAAACTACGAAGACATCCTTGTCTGACTATTACTTCAAAGGATTCATGCCTAACAATCAGATCTTTGCATACATATGGGCGTGTCGTGAGGTACTCAAGTTACCTGTGGATGGTGCTATCATTGATGGAGTACAGACAGGTGTGAACTTTACTAGGTTTGCAAGGCAAGTATTCAATGTACATAAAGATTTACTTGACGAGTGGTATGAAGATACGATACACCACCTTGAGATATCAGATGTATATGCTGACTCAGGTTATTATCCTGCGGATTTTACAGCATGTAATAACTATGGTGGGTGTAAGTTTAGAGAGACTTGCTCACACTCAGGTAATCAAAGAGATATGTTCTTCGAAGAAGATTTCAGACAGCAGTTACATGCAGACTTAGAAGAGACTAAGCCTATGACGTTAGAGGTTATTGATGGTGGTACTAAATGAGAAAGCATATAGAAATATATTCAAAAGAAAATTGTAGCTACTGTCAAAACGCGAAACAGTTACTGAAAGAATATAATCCTGTTGTACTTATGTTAGACAAGGATTTTAAGAGGGAAGAGTTCTTTGAATTGTTTCCTGATGCGCGATCCTTTCCACAGATCGTAGTCAATGGTAGGCACATAGGTACTTATCACGATGCCAAGAAACTTTTTTCTTGACAAATATTTAAAACAAGATATACTTACAACTTAAATAGGAGACCATAGATGGCGAACATAAGTCAACACAAATCAACATCAGTTACTAAGCTACTTCTCGTAGGAGATAGTGGCAGTGGTAAGACATCAGCCCTTGCGAGTTTAGCAAACGCTGGTAAAAAATTACGCATCCTAGATTTTGATGATGGGTTAGATATTCTTTCAGAATACTTAACACCTGACGCAGTATCTAGGGTGTCGTATGTATCATTAAGAGATTCATTGGGACAAGCATCTGCGTTCAGAAGAGGGGCACAATTATTAGCCACTTGGAAAGACGGAGAAGAGAACTTCGGTTCCGTGAAAGAGTGGGGAGACGATACTGTTTTAGTTATTGATTCTCTTACACTCATGGGTGAGGCTGCTTTGAGAGGAGCACTCGTCTTTAATAACAAGAAACCTACTGAGCAACCGACACAACCTGAATGGGGAACGGCTGCTCGAGATGTGCAGAATATTCTCCAATACATTACAGGAGACGAGGTGAAATGTAACGTGGTAGTTACTTCACATATTCAATACATGGAAGGTGAGTTAGGTATGTCCAAAGCATATCCTACTTCCGTAGGTTCTAAGTTGTCTACCAAGATAGGTAGATACTTTAACTGTGTATGTCGCATAGATAGCAAGACAACAAGCAAAGGCAATGAACGTTCTCTGAGAACAGTATCTGATAACAAGATGGATCTCAAAGTAACTGCGCCTAGTTTGATTGAACCTAACATGGAGTTAGACTTAAGTAAATTGTTTACTTCCATACAAGCTAATGCGAAAAGCAAACTACAAACAACCACAACAAAAGGAGACAAATAATGTCAAACGTTGCTGACTTTCTAACCATGACACCACAGGATACACCTATGACAGTTGTATTACCTGAGGGTAGTTATGACTTCATTATCACTAGCTATAGAGCTGATGTGGTAGGTGAAAACCAGACACCACTTGTCAAAGTGAATGTCAAAGCCACAGGTATTTTGGAATCTGATTTAACAGATAAAGATCTGCCTAACGCTGAGCCCACACGTATGGAGTTTTGGGCTACTCCAAATGCACTGAAGGTTAAGAACCCTGCGACAGGGTTAAAGTCTTTCCTCACATCAGGAATAGACCTAGGTCATGTAGATGATCTGCCTTACAGTGAGTTGCTAGAAATGGCAATAGGTAAAACCTTCAAGGGAGTTATCAAACATGAGATGGTAGGTAAGAATAAAGATATCTTACAAGCATCAGTTAAAAGAATACTGAGTAACTAATCATGTCCGAGCATGCTGTTCTTAAACCAGTTCCATCTCAGAAACCAAAGAGTGATCTGCAATGTAAGATTGCCTTCGTCTTTGACTTCCCCACTAATGAGGAAGCCAGACTAGGTGAGATTATGACAGGCTCTGCTGGTAGAATGTTCCATCAGCTAGTCGAGATACTAGGTATAGGTGTGGAGAACTGCTTGCTCACATACGCTCTCTCATATAAACCCGCTCAAGAAAACCCAGCACACTTCTTCCACAATCGCGCCAACTACAAGGCGTTGTGCAAGACAACAGACTGGCGTAGTAAATATTCTGTCAGCGGGTTTGGATATCTCACGGAAGATAAAGAACCTGAGATCGAGAGGCTAGCAAACGAGCTTAGTGCTGCGCAACCTAATATCATTATTGCTATGGGTGGCTTGGCATTATGGGCGCTAACAGGGCTAGACAAAGTAGGTACATACAGGGGGACGATCTTAAATTCTAAAACTTTAAGTGAGGACATCAAGGTACTTCCTACGTATAGCCCTAGTGCCATAGTAAGAAACTATGACTTCAGACCAGTGGTACTTGCCGATATAAAGAAAGCATTACTAGAATCTGAATCAAAAGAAATAACAACTATAGAAAGAGAGTTATGGATTGAACCAACTATTAAAGACCTTAAAGAATTTTATGATCTACACATCAGAGAAAATAACATGGATGTTCCTCTTAGTTTCGACATCGAGACCGCTTCAGGTGACATTACTTGCATTGGTTTTGCTCCTAGCGATCGCATCGCTATTGTAATACCGTTCAGAGATGACAGACAAATATTAAAAAACTATTGGCATGACTATGATGAAGAACTACAAGCATGGGCATGGGTTAAAGGAGTACTAGAAAATGAAAACATAACTAAGGTAGCACAGAATCAAACCTATGATGTCTCGTGGTTACAATATAAGAAAGGCATACGTGTAGCAGGATTAGTACACGATACGATGCATGCTCAACATGCACTACAGCCAGAACAACAAAAAGGATTGGGCTACTTAGGCTCTATCTATACTAACGAGAGTGCTTGGAAAACTATGGCTACGTTTTCTAAAAGTACTAGGAAAGAATGATAACATCAAATGAAACGCGCTCCGTATTTTTCGGAGTTGCTAATACCACATGAATTAGTAACTATCGAAAGTCAAGTTCGGCTGTGGAGGGCTGTAATAGATCAGGCATTGATAGATTTTTTAACGAACAGTAAGTCAAGAGAGGCACAAGTGGATAAAGAGAAAGCAAAGATATGGTTAAGAGGCAAGTCAAAAGACTTCAGTCTAGTCTGTGAGTATGCTGAGCTCAATGCCAAAGAAGTGAGGGAAGAGGTATACAAAATTATAGGAGGAGTAGATGAGCTCTACAGATAAATACACATACACTAGCTTAGATAAACAAGTGGGAGGCGATCACTATAAAAATTTTGTGATACAACCTGCACACTTTACTAATGAAAACAAACTACCTTTCGCAGAGGGCAACGCATTAAAATACATTTGCCGTCACAGTTTCAAAGGTGGTAAGGAAGACTTAGAAAAAGCTAAACACTATATCGATATGATTATCGAACGCGACTACAGATAAATTAACATGGGAGACAAAAGCAATGGCGAGGATAATAAAGAACGTAGACATACAGAATATTGAACTTGATTCTGAACAAACTCTTTGGACTTATTGCGCATTAGATTGCGCTGTTACTCTAGAGATATGGCAGAAGATTAAAAAAGAATTAGACGAAGAATCCAGCAAGACATATCAATTTGAATTAGATAGCCTTAAGCCTGCGATGGCTATGATGTTACGCGGCTTACGTGTGGATGATGATAAGGTTGTGAAAATGCGTGCCCCTCTCAAAGATAAGAGGATTAAATTAGAGCGCATGCTTAATCTATTTGCTAACGCGGTAGTAGGTAAAGATCTTAATCATGCCTCGCCTAAACAGTTGATGGATTTATTTTACACGCACTTAAATCTGCCACCTGTTATCGCATACAAAAAAGGTAAGCAGAAAGTTTCTACAGATAGGGAAGCGCTAGAACATTTACGTTCAGAGTATCCTAGAGCACGTCCTTTCTGCAATACAATCATGGCACTACGTGACATTGATAAACAACTCAACGTATTACAAACGACTAGAGATAAAGACAATCGTATACGTTGTTCATACAATGTAGCTGGCACCGAGACAGGTAGATGGTCATCATCTGAATCTCCTTGGGGTACAGGTACTAACCTACAAAATATTACAAAAGACTTACGATCTATCTTCATACCTGACGAGGGTATGACTATGTTCTATGCGGATTTAGAGCAAGCAGAGTCTCGTGTTGTTGCATACATCACAGGGGACGAAGGATATATCAATGCATGTGAGAGTGGTGACCTACATACTACTGTTGTTAAAATGGTATGGCCCAATATGGGGTGGAGTGGTGACCCAAAACAAGAGCGTGCCTTGGCTGATAAGATTTTCTACTTACACTTCACATACAGGGACATGTGTAAGAGAGCTGGTCATGGTACTAACTATGGGTTATCTGCTACATCATTAGGCAGACACTTAAAAATTAAAATCTCACATGCCACAAGGTTTCAACTACTATACTACGGAGGTGTTATCCCCGTAGAAACTGTGTCACGTTGGCATACTCAAGACCCTAAGGGTGGGTTCGATGAACTTGCTTCCTATGGTGTAGAATTTGGTGACAAGATTAAGTACTTGCGTATTGATGGAGCATTTCCTGGTGTACGTAACTGGCACAACACAGTACTACAAGAGTTAGAAAAGGAGGGGGCACTGGTAACTCCACTAGGTAGACGCAGGCAATTTTGGGGACGACTCAATGATGCCGCGACCTTGCGTGAAGCCATTGCTTATGTACCCCAGTCTACCATCGGAGATCTATTAAACGTAGGGCTCTACCGTGTGTGGAATGAGCTGGAAGGTAGAGGGGTACAAGTTCTTGGGCAAGTTCACGATGCTATCTTAGGTCAAGTACCTACGGATAGAGTTGATGAACTTATGCCTGAGATTATTAACTGTATGACTAACCCAATAAAGATGGGTGATCGTGAATTAATTATACCATCAGTTGCTGAAGTAGGTAACTCATGGAAAGACTTAAAAGTATGGGAGAAGCATGACTAGAATATATAAAGATTACATAGACGCATGCGTTGAGGCTAGTGCTGATAGTCCTATCCCTAAAATCTTTAGGAGATGGGCTGCGCTTTCTTCAGTAGCTGGTGCATTAGGTAGGCGTGTCTGGTTTCCTATGGCGAACTACGATATACGATCTAATATATTCGTTGTCATGATCGCTGGGCCTGGTCGTAACAAATCTGTTAGCTTAGTCCTACCATATAGTAAAGTATTTACTAAACTAACTACACCACCTGGATCACAACCTGACCATGAACAATTCAATGCAGGCTTAGATCAGTATGGTATGCGAGACTATCCTTTGTATTTAATACAAGATAGAATCACGCCAGAAAAATTAGCAGTTGACATGTGTAAGATTTCTCGTTGGGATATGAGATTGTCTACACCTACTGATGAATTTTATGATGGGTCTATGACATTAGTTACGTCTGAACTTGGTACATTCTTATCAAGACATGAGAGATATTTACAAATGTTTCTTACAGATATGTGGGATAGTAAAGAAGAGTACTCACATAAAACTAAAACATCAGGTGAATATATTATTAAAGGTCCGTGTTTAAATTGGATAGCATGTGCTACACCTGAGCAATTCGTAGATAACTTACCTGAGGATGCAAGGTCTCAAGGTTTACTATCAAGAATTATTCCTGTGTTCTATGACGGACCAAAGATTCCTCAATCTCTTTTACAAAAAAGAATTGATGATCAGACTGTAGTAAATTTAAGAGAAGACTTGTCACAGATATCTAAGATGTATGGACCAGCTAAGTTTGATCCTCTTGCATTTGATAAAATTAATTTAGATATAGAGGGCGGCTTATCACCTGAACCTACTGACCCCAACCTAGCTGAGTACACTCAACGTAGAGTATCTCACTTCATTAAGATAGCTTTATCTGTGTCAGCTTCTAGTAGTGCTAGTAAGATCATAACATGGGATCAGTGGCAACGTACTAAAGACCTGATGTTTGAAGTAGAAGAACATATGCCTAAAGCATTGGCAGGATTTGGTATGGGTAGGACAGGTAAAATTGCACAGGAAATGGGGGTATGGTTTAAGAATACCATGTCATCTAATGGTAACAAGTATGTACACCTTAAGAAATTCAAGAGGGAGTTGCTACGTAAGATACCTAACCCTGGCGAACTAGAACAAACTGTCAAGGCTATGGAAGATTCAGGATACATCGAAGTAAAAGATGGTGTTGTTTTTCCTAAAGCACTTGAACACATTTAGGTAAGTGTGATACAATACAAAGCTCGTCCCTCAACAAACAAAACTTTCTTAAAGGAGAAAAAATGAAAATAAATATTGACTACTCACGCGATGACCTCTTGACAAATGCAGGTAAAATGATACTGAAAGACAGGTATATGCTGCCTACTGAAGCTAGTCCACAGGATGCTTTCGCAAGAGCTTCAATAGCCTTTGCTGATGATGAAGCACACGCTCAAAGGTTATATGATTACTCGAGTAACTTATGGTTTATGTTTGCTACTCCTATCTTATCTAATGGAGGCACCACTAGAGGGTTGCCTATATCATGCTTCTTAAATTATGTAGATGATTCAAGAGAAGGATTAGCAGATCACTATACTGAAAACATTTGGTTGTCTAGTATGGGCGGCGGAATTGGTGGCTACTGGGGAGCTATCAGATCACAAGGTATGTCAACCAGTATAGGAAATAAAACTACAGGGGTAATACCTTTCATGCACGTAGTAGATTCACAGATGACTGCCTTCCATCAAGGAGCAACAAGACGCGGTAGCTATGCTGCCTACATGGATGTAGCCCACCCTGAGATTATAGAGTTCATTGAGATGCGTAAGCCTACAGGTGGAGATATACATAGAAAGAATATGAACTTACACCATGGTATTAATATATCAGATAAGTTTATGGAAGCAGTAGAGAGTGGTACGTCATGGGATTTAATTGATCCACATACTCAACAGGTTATTAATACTGTAGATGCTAGGTCATTGTGGATTAAGATATTAGAAACAAGAATGTCTACAGGTGAGCCTTACTTATGTTTTGTTGACACAGTTAATGCTGCCTTACCTAAGGTGCAAAAAGATTTAGGATTAAAGTTTAATCATTCTAACTTATGTTCAGAGATTACATTACCTACTGCTATGGATAGAACTGCAGTGTGTTGTTTATCTTCTACTAACTTAGAATACTATGATGAATGGAAGGACAACCCTTTATTCATTGAAGATTTAGTGCGTATGCTTGATAATGTGTTAGAGTCTTTTATATCTAATGCTCCACAATACATGTGGAAAGCAGTTAACAGTGCTCGCCATGAGCGTGCGATAGGTCTAGGTGCTATGGGTTTACATACCTATTTCCAAAAGAGAAGACTATCTTTTGATAGTGCTATCGCTAAGGACGTTAACAAAAATATCTTTAAGCATATACACAAACAAGCTCAACTCGCAAACTATAAGTTGGGAACCGAGAGAGGTTCACCTTCAGATATGGAAGGCACAGGCAAAAGACACTCCCATGTGATCGCTATTGCTCCTAATGCATCTTCCTCTATTATCTGTGGAGGAACCTCTCCGTCTATAGAACCTACGCGAGCAAACTCTTTTTCTCAAAAGACTTTAACAGGTACGTTTGAAATACGTAACAAGTACCTAGAGAAAAGGTTGATTGAACTAGGGAAAAACAATAGAGAAGTATGGAAATCTATAACCACCAATGGTGGTAGTGTAAGGCAGTTTGATTTCTTATCTACAGAAGATAAAAAAATATTTAAAACTGCAATTGAAATGGATCAGAACAACTTGGTAGAATTGGCTGGAGATAGGCAAGAATTTATTTGTCAATCACAAAGTCTTAACATATTCTTACCACCTGATGTGGACTCTAAAGTGTTGCATCAAATACATTTCACAGCATGGAAGAGTAAAGTAAAAACTTTATACTACTTAAGAAGTCAGGCTTTAAAAAAGGTCGAGAACCTGACCACGAAAATCGAAAGAACAATACGACCAGACTTTAACAAAGAAGAGGAAGCATGCCTAGCATGCGAAGCATAGGAGAATAGATGTCAGTATTTGAAGGAAGAGAATATTATAAACCGTTTGAGTATCCGTGGGCTTTTGAAGCTTACGATCAACAACAAAAGATGCACTGGTTACCCAGTGAAGTTCCATTACATGAGGACGTACATGACTGGAGCTCTAAGATGACTGCGCCAGAAAAGAATTTAGTAAAACAAATCTTAACTTTCTTTACCCAAGGTGATGTAGATATAGCACAAGCCTATATGGATGTGTATATACCCATGTTTAAAAAACCTGAAGTGCGTATGATGTTATCCGCTATTGCTACATCAGAGGCTAACCATGCGCACAGTTATTCTTTATTGAATGATACCATAGGTATGGATGATAGAGAGTACAAAGCTTTCCAAGAATATAAAGAGATGGCCGACAAGCACAACTATCTTTGGCAAAGCAAAGGGGGCACGGACAATCAAAAAGTTATTCGAGACATGGCTGTCTTCTCTGCATTTGGTGAGGGCTTACAATTGTTTGGGTCATTCATCATGCTGTTAAACTTTCAAAGGTTTGGTAAGATGAAAGGCATGGGTCAGATAGTGGCTTGGTCTATCAGAGATGAGAACCACCACGTTGAGAACATGCTTAAACTATTTCATACAATATTAGATGAGCAACCTGAGCTATGGAATGATGACTTTAAGAAATCACTCTACGATATATGCAGAGATATGGTAACTCTTGAAGAGAAGTTCATTGACCTGGCATTTAACCAAGGACCAGTCGAAGGGCTAACACCTGAAGAGGTTAAGAGTTATATACATTACATGGCAGACAGAAGGTTATTGCAGCTAGGATTAAAGCCTAACTACGGGGTAAAAGAAAACCCACTAGATTGGGTAGACTATATAGTCAATGGCCAAGCACATGAGAACTTCTTTGAGACTAAGTCTACTGAGTACGCTAAAGGTGCAGTCCAAGGTGACTGGTCTAACGCGTTTTAATGTTGACAAATAGTATCAACTATGCTATACTTAATTTAATAAGTGGGGGGCACAAAGAACCTTACGCGCCTTAGATGTAATATTTAAGGAGAGTTTGGGGATACTCAACTTCCACACCGAGTGAGGGACAGACTGAAAAGCCTGTCCCTTTTTTTATTACATCACCATACAGGAGAACTATGGAAACATTCAACTACCCTGAGTCTACTCAGTACGATAGCCATGCAAAATTGCTATACCAGTCATTCACTGATTTCCAATTGACTAAACGATATAAATTTGATAGACTCCCTATCAAGGATAAGGACTATTGGAGAGCCTTAGCCGAGATATCCAAACGGGAGAAACTATGGAAAACGTAAAGAACAATGTGTTCGGTATTACTAGAAGATCAATAGATGCATTAATAAATATTGCATCAAGTGCTAGTACAGCGAAACAAAATGAAAAAGATCTTATATCTTATGCCAAGAATGAGTATCAAGACGATTGGCAATGGGCCTTATCTTATTACAAAAGTAATAAGGCTTTTCCTAAAAACTACTAGGTATAAATCAGACGAGCTGGGTAGTATATACTACCTAGTCCTGTTCTGAGAACTCATAAAAGAAATTATTATCATCACCCGCAGTGTACTTAGACTTACTCTCAACCCCATACTCAATAGTAGATACCTTATAATCAGGGAACCTCATCTTCTTAGGTGACAAAGACTTATCATAGAATAGTACACGATTATTAGGCTGAGCTGCGAAGTATCCATTATCTAATTGAATAATATTAAAAGACTTATGCTGTGTAGGTGCTTCAGAATACCCCACATCTGGTATGTTGTAGTCTGGATGACAACTATCTATGGTGTATAAGTACTCACCAAAATAAAAATTCCCGTTAGGAGCCTTGTATTTACATTTACCTGACCCTACACTCACCTTTTGTATAACTGATATGTGATAGCTAAAAGCGTCCCATAACTCAAGGTCTTCCAGCTTCATCTCTTCCTTAGTTTCTTTCCAAACAAACGCGGATATAGGAAGCTTATCGTATAAAGCGCCAGTCTCATAGAGGTATGTCTCAAAGTACAGAGCTCTGCCCTGTATAGACTTAACGGTTATCCATACACCTGGTTCGTATTCACCGTGCCCCCTCTCAAAGTCATAGAGATATTCTTTCTTAACAAGGACTTCAGTAGGTGGGATGTTGGCTACAAGAAAAGCCATTAACTTCTATACTTATCTAATGAATCTGTAGTGAAAGTATCTACACAAGTGTACTTAAATCCTCCACCATTTACAAATATATCTTGAATGTCTTCTGCTATATCATAGCCTTCAAACATACATAGATCAAAGTTATCATGCTTAGCCTCGCCCATAATTCTGACGCAACTCTTATCTAAATATTCGCTAGCAGGTAAGCAAAGTTGTGCAAGAAGCACCCACTTAAGCATCAGCTTGTGCTCTAATTATTAAAGAAAGTTCTTCAGCACGGTGCGGGGTTTGCATACTCCACCTAGAGTCGAGCATCTCATCTGCCGCACTACCATACTGATGTTTGGATAAGTTCAGTAAGAACTTTTTAAATTTACCAACTCCGCTTGCACCAAGTTGGAATACCATTTCAATTAGAACTTCGAAAACCACTGTTCTATGCTCGTTAATATAGATATGATTATCTTCAGCGATACGCATAGCACCTTGCTTAGCATTTTCCAAATCAATTTGAAAGGTAGCTTCAAGCTGGTCCACGCTATATTCATTGCCTTCTTCATAGTCGTCCTCCTCTGTTAACAAATGGCCCCACCCTATAGTAGCCTTGCCAAGTGAGTCTTTATATACGAAAGATCTAAACCCTTCGTGTTCTTTTATTCTCTCCTCTAAATTTTTTTGCATTACTTAGCAACCCCTTTTACTTTCTCAAAACTTCTAATGCCTGCCATTCCCAAGAGGGCCATGACTAAAGGCATCAGTGTACCCATATCTAATGCAGGTAAAGGTTGTGTCTCTACTTGGAAAACTGCTAGAAAGAATATGAGAAAATTCTTAATAACATATTCCCATGCGATTGCGAGAGCACAGGAGAATCCAATGAGAGGTCTCCATGAACGCTGCAAGAAACCAGAGATACCACCAGACACAGACTTAGCATCTGCCAAATTAATTTCGCTCTGAGCTTTGTTAAGTTGTGCTTCAATTTCTTTTAACTTTATCTTAGCATT